CAAACCTTCACATTCGCGCTGGAACGGGCGGCGATGTGAGTCAATGGGCTGGTTCCTCCATGCTGTTACGGAACACTGTTGACGGAACAAGTCACATTGCGACCGGCCTTACTCCAACAAAAATTCCAGATAAGGCATACGACAAGAATCCCGGCAACTTAACTTGGGTTCTTCTTGCTGCCAATCTGGTTAACCAATAACGCTGAACCCTTGATGATCTTCGGATCGTGTCGCTTTCAAGCGGCTTGTTGACAAAAAATGTCTAGACTGGTAAAGGCAGCTATTGGGGCAACAATAAAGGGTTAGTTGTTGCTCATTTGAGGAACCAATGGAAGCGACAAAAGATGTTGTTATAGGTGACTCGCGGTATCAAATTTCGCGAGTTGATGCCGAAACCGGATCGTTTCTTCTTTATCAAATTTTAGCCGCATTGCGGAAAGCAATTGCTGAAGGCGGCGAAGAAGAACCGGCTCAACAGGAACAGATTGAACTTTCGCCTGAAGAAAAAGAAAAACAAACTTCAGAAGCAACAGGCGCGATGATTCAAAATGTTTTGATGAGTGTTGATCGCGTCATGTTTGGCAAGATTCAACGGGACGCCTTAAGCGTTTGCAAGCAATACACTGCAATTGGTGAAAATGAAACTCTTCTTCCTGTTTTAATGGCGAACGGAAAGATCGCCATTCCAGATTTAAAGAACGACATTCAAGCATTAGTTTCTCTAACTCAACATTCGCTTCACTTCAACCTGTTACCTTTTTTTTCAAACGGCGGGTTCAAAGCGGTGATGATTTAGGGGGTTTCGAACCAACGCCGTTTCCAACCCTTGACGGTTATTTGTATAGACCCGTTGCGTTGGGACTTTGGAAGCAACACGAGGCAACAGATGGAACGTATTCGTTTTTTGATCTTGTTGCCGCTCACGAAATTTTGGATATTCAGGAGTTAAACCGAGTTCGACATAGAGAATGGATGGGGAAACGTTAATGGCCGGGAATATAAAAGCCCTCAAATCCTACTTGGTGTCACTTGGGTTTGACGTTAATCAAAGTCAATTCAATAAATTCAATTCCTCTTTGAAGGAAGCGGCTGCGCTCGTTAAAAAATCGGGCGTATCAATGGCTGCTGATGTGATTAGTTGGCAAATTAAATTGACCGCAGGATTTGTTGCGGTTTCAACTGCAATTGTAGGTACTGCGTATAAAGTTGCGATGGCTGATCAGGAATTTCGTTTGTTCGGTCAACGTATGTTGCTAAACACCGAACAAGCAAGATCGTTGAAGATCACACTTGACGCCTTGAACCAACCGATTGAAGCAATCGCCTTTGATCCTGAATTACATGCTCGCTATGAACAATTGAGGAAAGATCAATTGTTACTTTCGGCGGGTTTAGGTGGTGACTTCGAAGGAACGATGAAACAAATCCGGGATGTGATGTTTGAGTTCACACGATTGGAAGTTGAATTTAAATATTTCACCTTTAGCGTTGCGAAGAATTTGTTCGCGGCTTTGGGCGGCGGTGATTTCATCAAACAATTGCATAATTTGAATGATTGGATTATCAAGAACATTCCGGAATGGTCAAGAAAGTTTTCAACTTATCTTGTCCCGATATTGAAAGACACTTGGCGAATCTTAAAAGACTTGGGCGTTTTGTTCTTGGATTTGGGAACTGTATTTACAAACTTCATTGGAATTGTTTCTGGTGATAGTTCTTTGAAGTCCAAGACATTTGATTTTGAAAAGTTCGCCAACGCCGTTGATAAGGTTGCAAGGGCGGTTGCTTGGGTATTGGAAAAGCTAATTGCTCTTGAGGATTTTTTGGCTCAGAATCCGGGGTTGGTTGGCGGCGCTGCCTTGGGAGCTAAGGTAGGGTCATTTTTCGGGCCGGAAGGAACGCTTATAGGCGGGGCTGTAGGGGCGCTTGGCGGCGAAGCGTACGATTCCCTTCTAGGCGGCGCACCGGGCGCGGCAGGGGGCAACAGCGGGCCGGGGGCTGGCGGTGTGACGGCGGATCAGGCGCGGACGCTCGCTCAACAGATAGGCGGCAACCTTGGCGTTGATCCAAGCATAATTTATGCTCAATTCGCACATGAAACTGGCAATTTCACCAATCGGGGTGCAAGACAATTGAACAATCTTGCTGGAATTGAAAACGCAGATGGAAGTTATAAATCATTTGCGTCAACAGCGGGGTTTGCTGATTATTATACAAAGCTGATACAACGTAAGTACAGCGGGGCGCTTGGCGCAACAAGTACAGATGCATACGCGAGCGCATTAAAACAAGGCGGATACTTTGCGGATACTTTGAGTAATTACGAACATGGAATGCGAAGCTTTCAAGGATCGTATTCGAATGGTGGTGGTTCGCATTCATCGTTCGAAATGAACGGCGATATAAATATCATGCAACCGAACGCATCCCCTGATCAAATCAAAATAATTGTCAAAAGTGCAATGGAAGAACACACAGCGTTGAAAACGAAACGGAGTTTAGCTCAAACGCGAACAGCTTATGTCTAGCGTTACGGTTAATACATCGAATAATTACACTACGCCAACATCTAATCCGGCGTTAAGTCCGCAATATTCCCCGCCAAATTGGGCAACTCAAAAAGCGTTGTATTCAATTGTTGTTAATGATCAAACAACAGTAACCCCTGTAACTCCAGCACCAAATAATCCGGGCACATTTACTATGCGTGTCAATGTTGCCGGATCATCAACAACGATGTTTGTTTTTGACGCCATTAGGCGAGCGGACCATGATCAATCGTGCATACCTACAAAGAAGCCTTTGCAGACGGGTTACAACTCAACTGATCATGCGGTTTTACAACCGGCGATTATCGTTTTAGAAGCTGTTATGTCAGATGCGATTGCAGCTTATTCAACTGGAATGTGGACTGGAAACCCATCAAAGAGCGTATCCGCGTTTCAGCAAATGAAAACGTTGATGATCAATCGGGCATTGATCACGTTGAATACTCGCCTTCAAACTTACACAAATTGTCTTTTAACAAACGTTCGATGCGCTGATTCAAATCGGTATTATTACGGCGCTGAATTGATCTTGACGTTTGAGCAAATCATTCTTTCGCAGGTATCGGTTCAATTCAATTCAGCTCGCTCGCAAACGACAGGGGGAACGGCACAAGGAACAGTTCAGCCAATGAACCCAAGCGCATCAACGTTGGCACAATACGGGACAAGTACGCCAACCAATATTCCGGGCGCTGGAAACTTTAGCAGCGTTGCCAAGGCTCTTAGCCCCGCTGCGGGGTTGATCTTGCCATGAATCAAATTGTCCCGTTGTCTTCCAATCCGAATCAAAGCTTTCTTGCCAATTTAACGGTAAACGGGGTATCGCTAAAACTGAATTTATCGATTCGGTTCAATGAAATTTCTCAATATTGGGGAATGAGCATTGCTGATGTTAACAACAACATAATTTTGGCGAGCGTTCCATTACTAACTGGAGTTTGGCCCGCTGCTAATATTTTGGGGCAATATCAATATTTGGGGATTGGAAGTTGTTACTTGTTGAATATAACAAGCGGAGGTACAGGTTCGGATTACCCAAACGGTCAAAATTTAGGCAGCGATTTTTTGCTTTTATGGGGCGACTCAGTATGATCGTCTATCGCGCAGTTTGCTCAGTAACCGGAAAAAGTTACATCGGCCAAACTCAAACTGGTTTGGAAGAAAGAAAACGTCAACACAATAAGTCGAATAAAAATTTGCCTTTTTATAACGCAATTCGTTTATATGGGAAAGATTCGTTTGAATGGTCTGTATTGTGGACGGGGTGTAATCAAGTTGATTGCGATACAGTAGAAATAAACTTGATTCAATTTTATAACTCTTTATCGCCAAATGGCTATAATTTAAAAAGTGGCGGCAACGGCGGTGGTACTCATTCCTTAGAAACAAAACAAAAAATGTCCGATTTAAAAGTTGGAAAATCAACTTGGTGCAAAGGATTGACAAAAGAAACAGATTCTAGGGTAGAGCAAAGAGCAGAATCGCAACGGGGAATTTTCAAGTCGGAAGAGCATAGAGTGAAACTTCGAATTGCAAAGTTGGGAAAACCCGCTCAATGGACTAGCGAACGTAATAAATGGTACTCTGGAGAAAATAGTTTTTCGGCTTTAACATTTTTGATAACAAAACCATCCGGGGAGATTATCAAAATAACTTCGCTTGCCACTTTTTGTAAAGCGAATGAGTTAAACAGGCATTGCATGAGGCGAGTTGCTCAAGGCATTCAAGAACATCACAAAGGTTATAGGTGTTCTTATGTCTAGTGCATATCTTGGACTTCCCCGATTTGGGCGAGCATGGAAATTAACCATCGAAGAACAGAGCGGTACAGTTATTGAATTTGGAACAAACGCGGTTGGAAATCCTTTTGATCCCGAACCCCTTCAAATAACATTCGAAACATATCAAACAATTCAACAGGGGTTTTGGTATTGCGACATTATTGTTTACAATTTGAATTCTCCATTGGAACAGCAAACTTTGCTTCAAGGAATGACAGTTACTCTTGAAGCCGGGTATCAAGGGCAACCTTACGGAATAATTTTCAAAGGATCGTTGCTTCAACCGCTTTGGGAGCGTGAAAACGGAACAGATGATAAGTTAACGCTTCATTGTGTTTGCGGTTTGGTTGAAGTCAACAACAACTTCATCGCTCAGACAATCGCCGGGGGATTATCACAACGGCAAATCGTTGCACAAATGGCGGCGGCTTGCCATTTTCCTTTGGATGCAACCAACGTTGATCCTTTGAGTTCAACGAAGCAAACGCGAGCATCAACTTACTTTGGGCAACCGGGCGAATTTTTTCAAGAGATTGCAGACTTCAACAACGCGAATCTTTGGTTTAGCAACATGGCGGTTAACATTCGCAACTTACGCCAACAAACTGAAATTCCAACGTTGTCTTTCGGTCCCGGATCAGGTTTGTTAGGAACCCCAAAGCAAACGCAAGACGGCGTTGTTATCACAGTTAATTTGGATGCCCGCATTCAACTAATGACGCAAGTTCAGTTAGAAGAGGGAGTAATCATTTCGCAGTTATCGCGAAATATTCCAAGCTATCCAACGATCCTAGACGCCAACGGTTTATATATAGTTGGCGCTGTTAAACACTTTGGGGATTCGCGGGGCAACACTTGGGATACTGAAGTAACTGGCTTCGTAAACGCGGGTTCTTTGCTTTCACTTCAAACGCAGTTTTGAGGAACTATGAGCGCTCCACCATTTGTAGGGACGCCAACAATTGCCGAACGTTTAGCAAATGAAAATGTGCTATGGAAATCCATTTGCAAGCGGGTTGCCTACACATTGCGCGTTGGCTTGCCCGGAAAGATTGTTGCGTTCGATGCGGTCACTCAATATTGTGTTGTTGAATTACAAATTACAGAAAATGTAATTATCAATGAAATTATTTCAGCAATGCCAATTCCTAACTTACATGATGTGTTGTTGATGTTGCCGGGGGATACAAATTGGTGCATAACATTTCCGTCTTTAATCGGAAAAGAATGTCTCGTTATGTTTGCCGATATGTGCGTAAGTGCATGGGCAACCAACGGCGGTGTTCAAAATCAGGAAGTTACTCGCCGTCACAGTTTGAGCGATGGATTCGCAATTTTAGGGCCGCGAAGTCAACCAAACGTTATTCCTGATTACTCAACAACGGCGAGTGAATGGCGTAACATTGAAAACACAGTTAAGTTG